CAGTAAGGAGAGGGATGAATTGCTCATGGAGACGCTTAGAACAATACAATCACAACAACTCAACAAGTCTAAAAAGTGGTGGAAGTTTTGGAAATAAATACAGATTAATGGCCGTGCATAATTAGCACGGTTTTTTTATATGTATTACTACAGCGAAGGAGTAAGTGAAGGGAGGCCTGACCGTGACAAATAAAGCAGTTCAGCCGGACATTCTAGGCTTATTCTCGGATACCATAGTCCAGATTGGCAAATTCGCAATCAAGCACCTGCGCAAAGAAAGCGATTCGCACCCAGGAAGAATAATGCTCTCATGGAAGCGGAATGACGTCTGTGTTGAGACAAAAGAGAGAGGGAAGGATAATGCAAGCAAGGAGTATCCAAGACTCGTACACAAGGGCTGGAAGGACCACAATAGAGTGTTTAAGTACAAGATACCAACCGGTTTAAAGTTCGACAAGCTCATTAAATCTCTGCACGACATTGAATTTGATCTAAAAAGCGAAGTCCTATTTAAAAGGCTTGAAAATGACCCGAAAGCCCACTTTGAATTGACCGTATTATCCGGACACCTGAAAGACTTGATTATGTACTCAAATGAAGCGGACCGCCTGAAAGACAATGGAATCTGGATACCCGTAGGATGGAGCAGGAGAGGGTTAGAGCAGTTAGACCTTGCAAGTAACAACTCGCCGCACCTTATGATTGGAGGCGGTACAGGAGCTGGAAAGAGCATCTATGCCAGATTAATATTAGTATGTCTCCATATACGTTATACGAGGGACGATGTGCGTTTGTGGGTGTGTGACCTCAAGCATGGCAATGATACGTCCATGCTCGGGGATGATCCCCTATTGGTGGATAGGGTTGTCGTTGGTCCTGAAGCTGTCGAAGAGGCGATGGATGAGCTTGCCGTTATTATTGGAGATAGGTATGCCCTGATCAAGGCACATAAAGGATGCTCGGATATCAAGTCATTCAACAAGCTTTATCCGTCTAAAAAGATACCTCATATCGTCTGTTTTGTGGATGAACTTACAAAGCTGGAAGGAAAAGAGTTTAAGGCTGCAAGAGAAAAAATGAGCAAGAACACAGGCGAAGCCAGAGCTGCAGGAGTACACTTTATTATTTCCTGCCACAGACCGACTGCGAATCTCGTCTCGGGAACAATGAAAAACAATATCCCTGCTGTCGTCGCGTTTAGGTGCAACCCGGTATCTGCCCGGGTACTACTTGGGGAAGATGAATGGGAGTCGTCGATGATGATAGACAAGGACATTGAAGGAAGGGCATTATTCAAATTCAAGGATGAAGTCCTGGTGCAGGTCCCCTACATCGATGATGACATGATTACTAGCATCATGGCAGCCTACCAAAAGCCCCAAAGTACACAAGCAGACATGCAGCCTAAGGTAATCAAGGCACCGCGCGAAACAATCATAAATGAGATTGAAGTGAAAAAACAAAGTGGAAGTACGCCGTTATGCGACCCGCGAAGCCAGCCCAAGCCAGCCACAACGTGCATTATTACGCCTGGTACAACCACCGGGAACGAATACCGCCGTGAAGAAGTCAGCGAAGGAGTGAAGGAAGGATGAATATGCCCTTAGAGCGCTTCAGGGGGACTAATTGCGTAGCGTATGGACAGAGCAGAGATGACCACATAGTAAAGCTGATCCAGTCCGGCGCAGCCCTCACCAGGCGGCAAATAGAGCAAGTCATGTTTAGTAATCGGAAATCGTCAAAGCGGATCGCCCAATATGCGTTAGCGAGGTTATGCAAGCAGGAACGAATTAAGAAATGGTCCCGCGCTCCGCAGCTGCCGACGATCTACTACTCCAGGAAGCCAAAGCAACTTGACCACGTTTTGCTAATCAACGAGGTTTATTGCGCCCTGCATACTCAAAAAAAGTCCTGGCAGATACTAGAATGGAAGTGGCATTATCCCATCCTTGGCGGCATGGTTATAGCTGACGCTATGGCAACTATTTACATGGAGCCAGATCGGAAAAGTCGCCGGGTTGTATTCGTGGAGGTGGAGAGAAACCCGGGGAAACGATTTGATAAGCCGGAAATATACCAGTCCGTATATGACGCTGATTGGATCCGGGAAGAATGGTCAGTGATAAAAAACAACACCGCGATATTCCCGACAATCTTAGTGGTTACCGATGATAAGTTGACCATAAAGAGTAATCTTAATTTTGTTGTTGCAAGCATAGAAGAGGCACAAAAGGACGTTTATGGATTATTAAGGAGGTAATTATGGGCAAATTAGAAAAGACAGTCTCAAAGGCCACATACGGGCTGGTGGGTATCGCCATGAAGCCGATCTATGACCAAATGAGAAAAGAGAAAAGAGAAGAGGATAGGCGATGGAATAAGTTGCTCAAGCAAGCCAATGAGGATGCAATGATAATTGCGAATAGCCCGCGAAGATTTGAGGTTCACCAACCATTTGATGCTTTGGTGCATTATCATCCTTTGTGGTGATTACATGGATTCCTAAAAAATAATATGGTAAACTAAAATAAAGGAGGAAGATTAAATGGAAACAAAATGGGAGCCATGCCCAAGATGCGGGTCTAAAAGCGTTAAGTCTACAGGAGGAGTTTTCTTTTTTATCCTTGGTTTTTGCCTAATGGGTATCAGTATTTGGTTGCTTATAATCCCGCCAGTCGGGATCGCTGGAATCGTAATAGGGATTGCGTTAATGATATTGTCACCGTTTATGAAAGGCATGTTGCAGTGCAAGGAATGTCATAAAAGCTGGAAATACAAAGCCCTTAACAAATCATTACAAAAGTAAGCAGTAAGCCCTTCGGGGCTTATTTTTTTATGTAAAAATATATTAAAAATACACGTTGTCGCTTGACTTAATACACGTTGTCGTGCTATAATAAATCAAGATCAAGAAACGAAAGCGAGGCAAACAAAATGACAAGAATAGATGAATTTGGAGACATGGAAATTCGTCCAGACGAAATGGAAGAGCAGGAGACCCGTACAGGCGATACCCGTGGTTGGGTTGGCGAAGTCCTGAACCTCATCAAATTAGGCGAACACACAGTAATTGACACCGAACTAAATATCGCCATCGTGAAAGAAACCGAAAAAGCCATTCAGCTCCAAATCACGGAAAAAGAAGAGGATGACGACGAAGAATATACCCATACACTATGGATGCCCAAAAGCGTTTTCACCACTTCTGAATTAGGACTGGAAGCTCAAACATGGTTCACGAAGAAAAACCGCATCCCAGCCGTAAAAATAACTCGATTTCGGAAAGAAGTTTAGTTTTCTAAGGCCAGCCGGGAGCCAATACCCGGCAGAAAGGAAGGAGGTCGATCCCGTGAAATGGTTTAATAGGGATCATGCGGTATGGACCGTTAACGAAATCAAAAAAAGGAAAGGTGTCCCCTACATGATGGCCAACGAGGAGCTTGCCGTTGATATTTTCCCGTATATCGTTGAACAGTACCCCGAGGCGGTCATGGTAAAACTCGGCATTGAGCAATGGATCGCCGTGAATAAACGCAGTCGCAAATCGCTTCATAAACGTCTCGAGGCTCGAATAGATGGTCATTTAAAATGCATTAGCGAAATTGAATCGGCTATCGGATCGATTAGATGCGCGGAGGGAACGCATTGAAATAAGACGATGGTTGACAAAAAGGAGATAAAGAAATGGAAAAAGGCCAAAAACTCATAACCCAAAAAGGCAAAATATACACCGTGGCCGGCCGCGCAGATCGGGATCTAGTCCTGGTGCCGGATGCTATAGATGACGATCTGGTTCTGATCTACAGCCCCGGTGAGTTGCGGGACGCGATCAAGGAGGGAGAATTTAGGCGGACTTAGTCTATAGTGAAATTTGCCTAAAAGGTACGTATATTTCCCTTGAATCTGACCCCAAATCTCCTGCCTTTGGGATGATCCTAAGCCTTGGGGCGTAAAAGGTTCAGGGGTTTTGGCCAGGCTAATCGATAGGCCAATAGAGCAACTATCGATTAGCCTATCGATTAGCCTGCTTATTCGCCTCCAGCGCACACGCCGAGAGGCTTATTTTTTATGTAAAAATGCACGTTGTCGCTTGACATAGTGCCCGTTGTCGTGGTATACTTATATCAAGATAAAGAAATGAAAGCGAGGCAAACGAGATGACAAACACCAACACCGAAGGGAAAACCCCATTATCGGCCGCTACCGCAAAAGTCGGAACAGAAATATTGGTAAATCAAAAGGCTTTCCGCATTGAATATGAAAACGCAACCATAACCGAAATTAAGCCGCCCTCCAGAAGTGGAGACGTCGGGATAAAATTCATTACAGCAGATGGAAAAAACGGTAGACTTATAGCTCGTGCTAAACCGACGAAAAGTACACACGGCAACGACCGCGACTTCCAAGCATACTTAGCATAGAAACCCAAGGCCAGCTGGGAGCCAATCCCGGCAGAAAGGAAGGAGGGAACAAAAGGTGAAATGCGAAAATTGCAAACACATCTCCAATAGCTTAGTAAAATACTGCAAATTAGGAGGGAACCCAAATCCAGGACTAGAGTGCCCGCACTGGAAAAGGTTCAACAACCAAGAGTGGATGGAAGAAAAATCAAAATGTGCCGACATTGAGTTCCAGATGTCCCGAAGAAGGTTTCAAAAAGCCTCGTGCAAGCCGAGGCGTTCATGGGTTTAAAACCCAAAGAAGGAGGAGCTGAAATGCTAGAACCCAGAAACACTTACCACCCTTCCGACGAAAGAGGAAATACTCCATACAAGTGGTGCGTTGATCTTCGTATCAAGCATAAACTATCAGAATAAGAAACAAGAAAGAGGTAATATAAAAATGAAAAACCGACAAATTAAAAATATTTTTAAGGCATGTCATAAGTTTGGCATATTTTCTGCCGAGGCGAAAAAGGAGAGAGAAATTTACAAATCTCTTCTTTGCAAAACCCCGTTACCCGTAGCTGTACTTTCCACGACAGTCCTTCCCCATGACGGGACGTACGACGTCTATACTCTTTCACAAGGAGACATTCCCGACATATCAGGTATACCCCATTACATCGGGCATCCTGATACAAAAAATATAGTCGAGTCTCTAGGAGCTATTCCTTCCCCAACGAAGCTCTTTGCAGGGCTTCAACCAGGGCAAAGCGCAATCTGTTTTCCAATCCACCAGGGGCTCAGCTCCCGTGCCAATGACGGATTCACAAGCCCACACCAGAACGTAGACTTATCTATGTTATCAGTCCGAGTGATTACTCGTGTAGATAAAGGAGGAATATAAATGAAATTAAAAAATTCTAAATTAATGCTAAAAATTGCAGACAATGCACTGCAAGAGTTATTTAAGCGGCGAGACGATCTTGTTGAATATTTGGAAAGGAATAGCGACGAAAACGCTATTCACCTCTCCTTGGAAGAAAGGGAATTCTACAGGGGCCACATAGATCCCTTATCCGAGAAAATTGCCAAGCTTATTTCTTTTTTCCCTCCGGATTATTGGAAAAGAGGAATAGTCGGGACCAATCCCTATAGTGATGGGATGATGTGGGAAAATTAGAAAGGAGGAACAAAAATGGCAAAAACAATTATTACTGTCGTAACTACCCCAGTGTACGACGTAAACGGCAACCGCGTGTGCACTTGTGGCAGCGGGCAACCTTGGCAAACCTGCGTAGCCAATTCGCCGTATTGCGGCTAACTCCTGTTAAGTATTAATAACGGAGGGAGGAAATTATATGGCTAAATACACCGTCACCCGAGCATGCGGCCACGAAGAACCCGTGGCCCTCATCGGTAAGGCCAAAGACCGCGAATGGCGGCTGGAAAAAGTGGAACCCTACAAGCTCTGTTATGAGTGCTACCAAGAGGACATGAAACGCCGTCGAGAAGAAGCGAATCGTGAAGCTGCTGAGGTTGCCAAAGAAAACCGCTACCCTGCCCTGACCGGCACAGAAAAGCAAATACCGTGGGCCGAAACTGTCCGCATAGAGCTTATGGCTCGCATGGAGGAAATCATTCATAATAAACGCTACGGAGTAGAGAATGCTTCGCTTTTCCAGAATGCTGTCGAGCATATCAAGGAAACAAAAACTACCGCCCATTGGTGGATTGACCACCGATTCTTAACGGGAGATTCTACTGGCATTATCGCTCTGCTAAACGATACCATAAAGCTCATCAAGCACGAAGCGCTGATGCCACCTAAGGAGGAAATTAAACAGGCGCTGGCCGAAAGTACAGTCCGTCCCGAGAAATCGCTCACGGAAACAGTTGCCGAAATACGGGTTAAGGAAAATACGATTGAAATATTCTTCCCTGAAAAACGAGAGGATTTCCGCGAAATAGTGAAAAATGGCCTTCGGATGAAGTGGGATGGAAAATGGAAACGAAACCTTGTCTCTCGTAATGGTATCCCTGAGGATCGGGCCGCTGAAGCCGGGCATAGGTTGCTTGCCGCAGGTTTTATCATCCGGATATTCGATGAAGGAATCCGAGAGAAGACTGTTGCCG